ATTTCAGCATTCATAAATCTGTAATCGTTCTTAAAGTCACCCTTTTCATTTTCAAAGTGTATACCTGTTGGAACTGTTGTACCGTTTCTTTCACCGGATAATACAGTTATCTTTGCCTTGTCTTTGTACTCAGGACACTTTAAATGGATATCTAATTTACCCATTTGAGGCATACCAAACGTACCAGACATTTCCGCTTGTGGTTTGTGAAAAGACCCTTGCAAGATTACTGATCTGTCTTCTGCCATTGAATCAATGGCTGTCTCTTTGTCGTCGCCAGTGATTTTGACAAGATCTAAAAATCCCAATCCATGCGTGTGTTTAACGATGTCTTTTAAGATGTCTATCATAATGTCTTATTATACAAATTATTTAGGTCTTAGTCTAGTGTTATTTCACTTTTTTTATAAACAATTGGATTTTGTTTACCAGGTTTCTTGAAAATGGCGTAATTGGCACCGGCTTTGAATTGATGCATCTCAACCACTTCATATCCCTCGTCTTTTATCATTTTTTCCATTGCAGTCTTGGTATTATAATTCCAATATCCTTTTTTGGCCTGCTCTAAATCGTAGTCATAATGGCAATCAGCATATTGAATAAAACAATAACCACCTTCGATCAATACCCTTTTGATGTCATGCAAATATTGTTGTATGTGAGTCTGTGTGAAAAAAGGAAACGTGTCCCAACTAAAGACTAGGTTGCAACTGTTCTGTGGAATATTCGAGCATTCAGTATCTCTTGTTCTATAAAATATCAAATGTCTTTGATGTCTATTTGGAAACATTTTTCGTATGGGTTTCTCTACCTGCGGTAGTATGTCCAAGAACATTTGTTTTGACCATGCTCTAAAATCCATAGAGAACATTCCATTTCCAGGCCCTATCTCTAGACTATTGTATATGTTCGTCTTACCGAACTGGAATATTTTTAATTGAATTTGTCTTCTCAACGGTTCATCTACACTTGGTCTTTTTTTCTTATGTTCAAGATCCTTTGCGAACCATTCTGGTGTTTTGCCTAACCTATCAATTAATTGATCATTGTTTGCATCAATGGCCATTGCCAGGTCTTTTAATATTTTTAAATTTGAATCTATTAATTTTTGTAGGTCTTCTTTTTTGACTTTTTCTAATTTTTCTATCAATAATTTTATTTCTTCTATGCTTAACATATGATTATTTAGAATTCAAATAGTTTGTTGAATGTATTGCTGGTTTCGGTTGATTGTATATCCCAGTCTAACACACCAATTAGATTGTCTAATTTTTGATCCAATATAGTGGCTTCCATGGCTTCCGCATCAAATGGCAGTTCTTTTAACCATTCCGGGATACGCATTTCATCGACAGGATATGCAATACTTGTATATCCCATTGGATTGTTTTTTAGTTTGCACACAATTACTTTTGCCCCATCTGTGATCGGAAGTGAGTATTTGTCACCATACATTTCTTTACATTTGTTCCAATTCATACTTGCCCTAACGTGTCCGGGCATATTTGCTTTGCCTTTGGCTTCCTCGGCCGCAGTGTATTTGGTCATATTGTTTGCTCTCTTGGGAGATCCTTTTTCCCAACCTGGCCTTGCTTTGAACTCCGCTCTAAACTCACTGATTCTATCTAACACTTCTTTTTCATCTTTTCCAGTGAGAACCATGTATAGCACCTCACTTAAAAAGTCTTGCACAAACACAGGAGTATCTGATCTTTTCAAATCGAGACCCATTGCTTTTACTTTTCCTTCTTTGCCTTCGACATCTGTTCTCTTGCCTTCCACATCATAATACAATACAGCATACCTTTTCTTTGTGATGAACAATCCTTTGGATGCCACAAGTTCTCTCCCTGCTTTTATCACATCGCCTCTGGTTGCTGGACAGTGGAATGCTTTAGTCATAAATGCTTTGAATGATCCATTTACCTCTTCTGCTATCTTATCATACAATGCTACCACTGAATCTTTTGTCCATGGTATCGTGCCATCATTAATTTCTTTTTGTAAAGTTTTGAATGCTGAGAAATAAACGGAGTCAGTATCACCATAAACAACACTCTCACCTTTGTGGTCATATTTGCCTGCAACAATTTCATTCACTTTGGATCCCATATGTTTTGTGATACATCTACCTGTCAGCGTCACAGATTGTCCTATACGTATGTCAAAGAATCTACATCCTGGATTCAGGATTGCACCATACAGACTGTTCAAGTTAATCTTTTTAACAAGTTGCCTTTTGTCCCAATACTCTCGTTCGATTTCATTATCTCCACAGTCACGCATTTTCTGTTGCATTTCTTTTCTTTCAGCATACCAACGTTTCAGTAGTCCTGGAATTATCGCTTCGTATTCATAAGTGAATATTGTTCCGTTTGCACTCAACATCCATTTGTTGTTGCCATCGAATATAATATCATACAATTGAGCCGCACTCATTCGCACACTTGTTTTGTCTTCCCAATCGACAACAACCTCTGTGCCTTTTTCTTTGTTCATCACTGCTTGATATTCCCAACTGCCAAACTGACTGTCCCATGCCGCCGCGAATGTTTTCTTTGCGTGTTTGGCCCTGTTGATCTCTGCTGATGTTATCACAGGACGTATCTGACCTATGATTGTCTCAGGTCCCATATTCAATGCTCTAATCACACTTGGATACAGAGAGTTTATATCAATTGATCCTATCCAGTCATGTATGCCTTTTTGTGGAGTGGCCACGTAAGCACCTGCGGCCGTAACTGGCTCTGCGTCTTTGTCTCTGAATTTTCTTCCAGGCACAATTAGCCCCCGTCTATGCGACTCATTTACAATCGCTTGTTCGGTCACTGCAACTGCACCCATTGTTGTTTGTAGCAACACAGTGTTTTGGTGTGCTATCTCATTGGCAAGTTCTATAAACTTTAATTTCTTTTCAAGTTTGGCCAATAGTGCAGTATCCTGCCTATTGTATTCTATAAACAATCCAAAATCATTTTTATAAAGTGCATCAAGTGAACCCTCATAAACAGTTTTCTTTTCACCAAGTTCATGTTCACCAATTGCGTCTAGTCTAAAACTGTGTCTTTCCTCATATGTGTATTTCCTATAAAGTTCTAGCAAGTCCAAATGCACCCTACCTACTAGATCGAAACTTAATTGCTCTCGGCCATATTTTTCAAAAACTCTTTTTCTCGGCTTCTCGCCCCAAAAACACAAACGCCTTGTGTCATCTGAACTTAATACTTTTTGTATTCTACCCACAGTGTATGGAATATCATAACCCTCGGAGTTCCAACCTGACAAAATATCAGCGTCTTCTACCAGTTGCAAAAATGCATCTAGCATATCTTTTTCTTTTTCAAAAAGCATCGTGTTTGGAAAACGTTCTGTCAAAATTTTTGCATCTTGCATACTGATTGTCTTTGGCGGTACTGCAAGTGTGACCAGTTGATCCGTCCAACTCATATAACAACTTATGGCAGTTATGGGCATGAACGGATCATCTGTTGTTGAATAACCCCTTTCAGGATCAAAGTCAACTTCAATATCAAAAAACATAGTGTTCAACTTGGGAGTTTCCTTGCCTAGGTAATTCTCCTCAAGGCATCTAAACACTGGATTGATATCTTGTTCATAAAGAGACTTATTGGACCTTAATCTTTGCTCTTTAATGAATTCTTTATGTGTTGCACAGGTAACTTTTTGTAATGTTTCTCCGGTCATTGATCTGTGTTTGCCTCTTGCATCTGGATAGTAAAACACATACCTTGCGTCATACTCTACAAACACACGACCTTTTTTAGGATCACGTTCTACAACGTAAATCTTGTCTTCATCTTTTTTGTATAGTGCGTCAATGTAACTCATTTAAAAAAATACTCTTATGTTCCCTATTACATTCATTATAGTAAACCATGATGCCAGAAAGCAAGTCCATATTATCCTTCTTCGCCATGCCGCATAGGCAAGGGTACTTGAACCCATTAGATACAGAGGAAATATCCAACGCATATCTGGTTCTGGTGAGGTAAAGGTCAACAGCCAAGATCCTGCTATTGTAACTGCTACTGAAAATACTTCAAGATAAAAAGCAAGTTTGTCTGTTTTGTAACTCGTTACCCAAAATTCTTTGAGTATCTTATACACTAAAGTTTACCGGCTGTGTTTAATATGCTTTCTAATGTATCCATGTCATCGGCAATGTTTTGGTAGTTGCCTCTGTGTGCCACAGATATTGCTTTGTTGATTAGTGCTGGTTTTAATTCAAGTTCTTCTGCGATCGCTTTCACAGTGTCTTTTAGTCCTGCTCTTAGATCCTCAACTTCACCTAATACTTGTGATCCTTGTGAAATGATTTGAATTAGTTTTTGCTTTTCAGCATCGTTAAAGTTTCTTACTGCCATTTGTTTCTCCTGTTGTTATTCAACAAGTATATAACAAATATAATGTAGAGTCAATTGGTATTTGGATTATTCTACGTTGCCTTTGTGTCGGCCTTTTTTACGTGTCTCACCTTTTTCCATTGCTTCTGCCCACACAATCATATTGTTTACCAAACTCTTTACACTACCTATTGTTTCTGAATCTTGTAAAAGTTTGTCTCTGCCTTGTGCTTCAACTTCAATGTTACAAAGTGGTGGAGTTGTAAGTGAAAGATTTGATGCAA